ATGGTCACGGTTGAGACAGCCGAGGCACAAACCACAAGGGATTTTGTGAGCCTAAAAACCTCCCCTCCAACATCAAGGTCAGAGGCCGTGGCTAGGTCGGTGGCGATGGCGGAGACTGGATTGGACGCAAGCCCGGTCACACTCACCCACAAATCGTTTATCATGTAGTGTAAGTCCGTGCCAAAGTAAGAAGTGGAAATAGCCCCGCCCATCAAAACCAACCCTAGTGTCAATCCATCCTAGCCAAGCCCTCAAAATCAAACACATTATCAGTTTCAAACTCCCCCCTTTGCCCCCAGAGGCGGCTTGTCTTATCCCTTCTTGTCGCACTTGCCAAGATAATGGGGGCGGAATTGACCGCCCAAAACTCATCGGCCTCCCTCACCGCCTTGGCTAAATCTGGAATGGTTGGAGCCGTGTAGGTTCGCAATCCTTGGATGCCTACTTCTGGGGGGCAAAGAATAACGATGTTGTCCTTGCCAAGCTCCTTGACCGCATTTTGGATGAACTCCAGGGGATTCCTTTTGTCTGTCTGTGAGATGCCGAAGGGGGCGATGAGGTGGTAAGTCCCCTCCAACCCCTCGGCAAATCCTTTGGGTAAATTATCAAGAATGATATTTGTCCTGTCAGCATTCTTGATTCTTGGCTCGGCATAAACGAAATCAGTCCAAGTCTTTTTGCTTTTCCTGTAAGCCTCATATCTATCCGGCCACACCTCCAGATCAATTATCTCTCCTTGTCCATGCCCAGCCTTTACATAGCTAGTCATCTCGAAAACGCCGTGATATTGGGCAAAGCAATCAAAGAAAACCTCATGGCCTTGGTCGGCCAAGAACTTACACGCTGGCAAGCAACGAAGGATGTCGCCTAGTCGCTCCCGATATTTTATCGTTTTAGGTTGCATCATCCACAATGGTTCGGTCTTGGATATGGGTGAAAAATCTGTTTAGGCGAACTGGCCCGATTGTCTTTTGTAAATCTTCCCAAGATTTTAAAAGCCCTGTGTAGCCGTAAAACTGCTCCTTAAATTCTACTTGTTTTGGCAAAGAGTAGGCATAATGCTCAAACACAAGTCCAAGCTCCTCGGTGAAGCCTCTAGGGATTCTGGCTGGCTGATGATTTAGAAGGGGCGGCTCATGGCTGGTAAAGTGGATTCCTTCGCCCCATTTCCAAGCCCGATACCATTCATAAGGATAGGAGCCTAACCCAGATCGTGAAACGACAACCTTTTTCCCAATATAATAATTGCAATGAAATTGAGCCGTCACCCCCGCTGTCCTGTCCTTTAGAAGATCATAGATTCTTTCTATTTGGTCGGGAGTCCAAAACTCATCGCAGTCAATCTCCATCACAACCCCATCGCTCACTCCTTCCAGAGCCTTGTGAATCATCTCAATCTTGCCGTTCCAAGGGGAATTTTGGCTCACCGACAAAACATTGGGATGCTTCAATTCCTTTAGATATTCATGGGTTCCGTCTATTGAGACAAAATCCTTATGCCATTTTGAGGGAACCTCCCTGCACCATCTTGTGCAGTTCCTTGGATTGCTCACCCCTTCGACAATCCTCCATTGCCAAGGAAGCTTTAGTTTTTCAAATATCTCAAGATGCCTTTGAATATAGGGCGAGCCGTTGAGAACGATAGTAAAGATAGTTAGCATTTGCCGTAAAGAACCTTGATTTGGGAGCAGAAAGAAACTTTGTCGATTCGCCATGGGTTCAGCCTCACACGGCTCATCCATTCAATTAAAAGTCCCTCATTGTTATAGTGCGATTCAATTGCTATCTGCTCGATGCCTTGCCTGTCTTTTAGCCCAAGCAACGCAATCTCCATTCCCTCGATATCACACTTGATGACTTGCGGCTTAAATTTATCAAGCAGTTCAAGAATATCAGCCGGGGAGCGGATGGGGGCGGCGATAAAAACCGCTTGGGGAAACTCAACCGCAAGCCTTTGAATATCTTGGGCGTTTATATCTAGCCCGATGTATTTTGTTGGGTTTTGTCCGATGAAATACTTGGCCGTTCCATCCCCTTTCTGCCTCTCCTCCTCTGTCCAAAATCCGCATCCAAGGTCAAGAATCGTCTTGCCCTCGGCCTTGATATGTTCCCAGTGTTGTTCGGGATTTTCAGAATGGATTATTCCTTCAATCATTTCTTAAAAATGGCGCATCCATTCCTCCAAGATTGCTCCTCCCACAAAAGAGGATGCCCCGCTGTTTTTAGCCATTGGTAGTTCCCATAATTCTTTATGTCGTTGGTATCGTCTAGGGCGATGATTCCGCCCTCCCTAATCTTGGGAAAGAACACCATAAAATCAGCACGGCCAGAGAAAGCCCCTCCATCAAGCAAGAGAAAATCAATCTCATCTTTTAGGCTTAAATGCCCCCAAGCATAATTTGATGCGGCTCGAAAATCCGCCTTGTGCCATTCAATGATTTGCTCCAAGGGATAATTGTTTAGGTTGGTTTTGGTTGTCCTATAAAAATCCTCGATATCCTTTATGCTCATCCAAAGCATCGGATTGCTGGAAAGCTGGTTGATGGCAAGACCTCCTTGCCTTCCATCCAGATTGTATTTGTGCCTTGCTATTCTGTCGGGGTGAATCTCAAAGCTGAATAGCTCCCTTGTTCTTATGCATTGCGTGGAGCCGTCCCCGGTTCCTCCCCCAATCTCAACGCCAAGCGAAAGCCCCTCGCTATATTTTGCGAGGGCTTGCCCGAATGGGTCTTGGATGGTTATTTCTTGCATTTGGACTTTTCAAATTCTGCGGTATAGGTAAGGGCTTTGACGATGACATAATTAAGCACCGCTTCCTTGTCGTTGGCAAGCAATTCCATCCCGATTTCATAAAGCTCCTTCCCCGCCTTTTCGTCATACTCAATATCAACTAGAACATACTTGGTTTTGTCGGGTCGGGATTTGCCAAACTTAATCATACCAAGTCCCTTCGTATCCTCGCCTTTCTTCATCGGCCTAACTCCAAGAATTGCTTTTTCTTTTTTCATAGATAGCTTTGCCTTTCTCGTAGTATTCTGGTTTATTGTGGTTCTTGATTAAATCGTCCGGCTGACCTCCTGTAAAGAGCGGGTTTTCGTGTTTAAAGATTATATCCCTTCTTTCAATCACAACCCCATCACCATAAGCCCTGTCGGTAAATTCGTTGTCGGAATAGATGCCATCGGATTCTTGGTAGTCGGGGTGGAACATATAGCCCCCCTGCTTCTCAAGCCTCTTTTGCGTTAAAATCGCCATACAAAGGAGTTTATCGGTTCTAAGCCCATCAGATATTGCCAGCACTTTCTCCTCGCTTGTAGCCCCTATTGCGTTCAAAATTAGGGCATCCCAATGTCTTGGGGGAGTCCAATCGTCTGACATTTGCAACAAAATCTCCCCTTTTGCCTGTTTTACGCCACAATTCCAAGCGTTGATGATGCCGCCGGGGTTGCATCGAATGGCTTGGTGGGGGGTGTAATCAATCGGGTCATCGTGATCTACGCAGAAAATCCATTCAACCTCTAGGGGCTTTTCAGCCAAGCAAAGCCATTGGTGTCTCCTTTGCCATGCTACTTGCGGCCTCCCTCTGGTAGCGTGGATGATTGAGATTTTGGGCGTAGGCCGAGCCTTTTTAATCTTTTGCGCCTCATCGTGCTTGCCGACACAAACCGAGGCAGTCTCATAAATGTCCAAGGATTGCCATTGGTAAATGGCTTCGACAAGGTTCCAATAATGTTGGGTGGGTCTGGGCAGGCTCATCGCCGCCCTAGCCGCCCCCCAAGCCTTAGTCCATAAGCCCCTAGCAGAATATTCAACCGCAAGCCAATAATGGGCTTCCCTTCTATCCGGCTGAACCGCCACGGCCTCCCCAAGCCATTTCAGCTTCTCCTCGTTTGTCGAGGCGCATCGTCCCATGTTTGTTAGAACATCATAGCGGAGGGTATCATCCAGTTCGGGAAACTGAATCGCTAGCTTGCCGTATTTCAGGCATTCCGCCCAATTCTGCGTTAGAAAGTGTTCTTGTTGGGTGTAATAAAGGGCGTTAGGGGTTGGCTCCAGGGTGTCTTTGAGAATGGCGAAGTTTCTGTCGGCTGAGGTCTTTTTATAGCCCTTTGGCTTGTGAACCCTAACCACCTTGTCCACCCCGAAGATTTTTGAGTTATCCTCGGCTACAA